TTGTATTCTTCGTATCTTGCAAGAATCTTATCAGCTACTGCACCCCAAGACCACTGATCGTGAATAATTCTTGCAGACTTCAGAGCGTAATCTGCAATCTCATCATATTCACCTACAACTGATTCCATTGTTTTTAAAAGTTCATCTAAATTTGGAGATGCCCAGTAACCAGTGTCGTCATTGTATACATGATCGTGCCAATCTGCTTTTGTCATAGTCGCAGAAATAGGAATTCCAAGATCTGCATAATCAGTACAACCAGTAGCGTTAGTAATAATTGTTGGCAAACCAGTAGCCATAGACTCTAGAGGAATTAATCCAAAACCCTCTCCGCTGGTTGGGTAAACCATGCAATGACACTTATGATAAAGCCTTACAAGTTCATCAGTTGTAAAAACTTCTGGAATACCGATAATTTGAGGATGATTGGTTGCAGAAACAAGATTGCCATTTAGATATATTTCTGCATGACAAAATTTATTATACTTAAGTATAAGTTTAAAATCTTCATTACCATCGTAAAGTTCTAGAAAAGCATCAACAACAAGTTGAGCATTCTTTCTTTTAGAATCTCCACCTACATGTAAAAAATTAAATGTTCCTGTAAGTTCTCTTTCAAATATCTGCCATTCAGGAGTAATGCCATGAGGGATTACATGAATATTTGCATTAACATTATTCTGGACATAAATATCTTTAACGAAATTAGATGTAGCCCAAATCTCATCACATTGAGACATATTATGTATCCAGTTTTTAGGTACTTTAGTAGATTCCCAAGGGGTATAGCCAATAGTGTATTTATTTTTCATCTGGTAGTACAACGGGCTACAGAAATTAATATGATAATCAATTTCTTCTCTATTGTAGAAAACAGCTGTTTGCTTATCTTGTAAGGATCTAATCGTATTTAGCCCAGCATTATAATAACCTTGGCTATACCAAAGTTCTCCAGATTCATCAAGGTTGTTAAGGCTAAACCAGCTAATTTTATTCATTACTTATGATTGATCTTCCACTAATGCGCTCAAACATTTTACACCTTTTGAAATCAATCCAAGGGCTATTTCCTCAGAAATTTCGCAGGTAATTGGGAGATCAGTATACATACATCGTGTAGCGGCCATATAGAAGTCATCAAAATGAAATACAGTGATAAAGTCAGGGTCAACAATTACAGCAGGTCCGTAGTCATCAGACTCAACAACCGCAATTATTTCCATAGTAACAATCATATCATTCCATCATTCAAATATAAATAAGTAATTATATATACATAAGTATATATAAGTAATCTAAGTATGTTTAGCATACCTAGCATGCTTAGCATACTAAGCATGTAGCGCATTGGCATGCTTTAGCATACACCCCTTGTCAAGATTTCACTCTCAGAAAATGATTTTTTTTTTGAGATTTTTTTGGAATCTTCTGATAACCTGTCGACCATGGATTATAAAAATACAGTTTATGACATTCTTGACCATGGAGAGGTTGAGTTGCTTGATGTTTTAGGAAATGACCTTTCAGTGGTTAATGCTGCAAAAGTCAGCTTCGCAGCACAGGTTGCTGAGATCGATGAAGCCTCTATTGGATTAATTAATTATCTTATGAAGAATAAGCATGCTACCCCTTTTGAGCATGTGGTATTCAAGTTCAGGATTAAAGCACCAATTTTTGTCACCAGAGAGTGGATGCGTCATAGATGGTCTTCATTTAATGAAATGAGTATGAGATATCATAAACCACAAAATATTGATTACTATATTCCATCATTTAACGATATAAGAAAACAAATTGGAAAACCTGGCGCATACTCTTTTGAAGAGATTTCGGATCCACAAGTAAAGGATGCATTTTATTCAATCTTCAGACAATCAATGCTTGCAGCAGATGAGGCTTATTATAAGCTAATTGATATGGGCATTGCTAAAGAAATTGCCAGATGTGTACTTCCAGTAAGTCAATATACAGAGTTTATTTGGACAGTTAATGCAAGATCTCTGATTAACTTTATCTCTTTAAGAAATGAAGAATCTGCTCAGTACGAGATACAAGAGTATGCAAAAATTATTGAATTAATGTTTTCAAAGATTATGCCAATAACTCATGAAGCCTTTGAAAAAGCGGGAAGGGTTGCGATATGATAAAGATATTTTTACCTTATGCCATTTGGACTTTTATATCTGTATTTATTCTTAAATCAGGTTTGGATTCCTTAATGGAAAGAACCACAGGCATTCTTCCAGCATTTTTCATTACAATGTTTGTGCATATAACAATTGTTTTTCCACTAATCACCTCAAAGAAGCAAGATGAGAATAGTTAATTACCCTCACAATTATAATCTGAATGATATTGAAACTTTATCAATAACGATTAAAGCAGTCCCGTTTGAGGGATATTTTGTTCCAGCTTTTGTAATTACTTCTCCTGATGATGAATATGAAATTGACTTGGATGAAGTTCATTGCCTAATGGATGGCATAGAGATCGCACAGAAGAAAATTGACGATATAATTAATTTTATATTAACCAGCAAGGTTTTTAATGACAAGGAGGATCCAGATGCTGATGGGAAGGGTGATACCTGATTTTCCATATCCGGAAAAACTTTGCCCATACTGCAATGCCAAATTGGTCGTAGTTAATGCAATACATTGGCACGAGGATCCATATCAGTTCAAGGCTGTGTATTTAGACCCCAATCCAAAATGTCCGGTATACGATGAAGATGCCCTGAAAGCCTATGCTCGCATATACTACACCTCAGAAGATGCTTTTAATTACTTTAGAGATGTTCAGATACCTGTTCAAAGGTGGAGTAGAGAAGATTTATATTCTATTTATCAATAGAATGATGATATAATTAGTTACACTATGCCTGTAAAATCATGCTCAGATAATAATAACCCAGGTTTTAAATGGGGTGATAGCGGTAAGTGCTACACCTACACCAGAGGGGATGAGTCTTCAATGAACGAGGCAAAAAGAAAAGCAACCATACAGGGAATTGCAACAGGTGAATATTCCGCAGAAAAAGCTTTTAATGAGAAACTGCTTGAAGATGTATTAAAGTCTTTAAGAGACTGGTTTAGAGAAGATTGGGTTGATATCTCAAGACCAAAACCTGGCGGAGGATTTTATCCTTGTGGTAGATCAGATGCCAGCACTGGTAAATATCCTAAGTGTGTTCCTGCAGCGAGAGCAGCAAGAATGACTCCGGAACAAATTGCTTCTGCAGTTCGAAGGAAAAGAAGGGCAGAGTCAACTCAAACAAGAGATGGTAAAAAACCAATATATGTAACAACAGAAAAAGCCGCAGTTCCAACAAATCCAGAACTGTATGCACGAGTAAAAGCTGAAGCAAAGGCTAAATTTGATGTATACCCTTCCGCATATGCAAACGCTTGGCTTGTTCGTGAGTATAAAAAAAGAGGAGGAGGTTACAGAACAATGAATAAAAATTTAGAAGTTAACAAGGTCGCAGAAGACCTTGCAGAGCCAGAGGCAGCATTGTCAAATGCTCTATTGATGGTTGCTCAAATTTACGGTCCTTTCGACAGAGAAGGTAGTGGAATTTGGGTAGGATATGAATCCGCAGAAGAGAACGATGATAAAGAAATCGGAGTTCATTGCGGTAATTGTGCCCTTTACAAGGGGGATGGGGTTTGCTCCATTATCTCCCAACAAGTAGAGGAGTATGGAAAATGTCGATTCGCTATAATCCCAGATGGTTACATAACCGAAGAGGAATATGACGAAGAAGAAGAGGCTGAAGATATGTCAGAAGATATGTCAGAAGAGAGCGAAATGCTTAGCCTTATCTCTTTAGTTAGAGATTTATTAAATAATAAGGAGAAATAATGAAGTACAACATTGAAAAAATGGCTCAAGATCATGTTGCAATGCAATCATGGCACGAGCAAATGGCAAAATCTGCTGCTGACTCTATGCAAGACCACATCAAGGCCGCTGCATGGCACAACTCACAGGCTGATATTATGAAGGCTATGATGACAGATGTCCCATTGGACCCAGAAAAGAAGGTAACAACCATTCCAACATCCGGTTCCGCACCAACCCCAACATCGGGTGCTGGTAAGACATCTGCTACTCAAGAGGTTCCTCTTGATCCAGATAGCGTAAAGAAAGCAGACCTTGTTGCTGTTTTGTCAGAGCACACTGCTCAGTACGGCGATTTCGATATGGATATCGAAACTATTGCTAATTTCTTGATGAATGATTAAAAATGAACGAAGCTTGGGCTAGTATAGTTGTTGCAATAATCGGAGTCGTTGGCTCTATTCTTGCTTTCCAATTTCAGAAATTGAAGAAGGAAAATCGGGATGATCATGGATTGGTTATCAGAGCAATTACTGAAGTTCAAGATGATGTCAGAGAAGTCGGTAAGAAATTAGACGGTCATATTGACTGGCATTTAAAAGATAAATAAATTTGTGAAGCGCCTCTAGGCGATTGTATTTCGAAAGATTATGATCGTGAATAGGGGCGCTTCACTTTTTTTAAAAATACCGACATTTTTTTAAAAACCGTGATATCCTTCTATTTGAAACATCGAAAGGAAATATGATGCTCAGTAAAATTGAAGAAAATGAATACATTGAAAGTATTCCAACCGAAACCACCGGGGAAGACAGGAGAGCTGCTTACTCTGTTATTAGTGGTTATAGAGATGATAAGAATCCCGAACAAATTGCAAGTTACTACACAGTTTCAATTGATCTAGTTGTGAAATGGTACGAGTTTTTCGGATTTGGCAAGGTTTCAGAGACTGGAGCCAAGAAAAGAGGGAGAAAGACAAAAGATATTTCTGGCTACATTAAATCTAATATTGGAAATATCGTCACTCCTAAAACAGTATCTGAAGATTTGGGAATTTCTTTGCCAACTTTTTACAATTTCTATAACTCAAATAGACACTTGTTTAAAAAGGTTAAAAGAGGAGAATTCCAAATCTTGGACCCAAGTGAGGGCAGATAGTTTATGATTGGTATTGATATTGAAAATCTTATATCCGTTAAAAATAAAGACTTTCAGTTTTGGGAGCAAGCAGATCAATACACCGTAGATCGTATTTTTGATTTCTCCGATGTGTTTTTTGGAAAAAATCTTGCTGAAGTTCTTGAATATGTTTATGAAAACACATCTATTAGAAATAATAAATATATTCAACGCATGAATATTCGAGTTGACAGTCATCTTGAAATGATGCGATCAATTATTGATGAATACTTGACCTCAGATCTTTCAAGGCTTGAGATTAGTAATGAAATTGAAGATTATGAAAGAAAAGAGTTGATGCAAGCCCATCAATTTATGTACTTGCTTCTCTCAAATTGCGCTATTGAAATTTTTACAAGTCTTAAAAATGAAAATACTTATAAGACATTTGAAAATATTCATCTTTCAAAAAATGAAATTGCCCATGTAGTTGCAAGAAAGCAAAGGGATTATGGTCCAAACAATATTTCAAAGTTTGGTGTTTTTGGATTAGTTGTAAGAGTGCACGACAAGATTGCTAGACTTGAAAATCTTTTATCGCCTAAGCGTAATGGAGTGAATTCAGTTAAGGGCGAGACAGTGTTTGATACCTTGCTCGATATTATTGGGTATTCTACTGTTGCCATTATGTGGATTAACAGTTGGTTCCTGTTAGAAATGGAGTCAGATTCTTAATGACTACAATTGTTGGAATTCAAGGCTCAGATTATTCAATCATATGCACAGACTCAAGAGTTTCATCTTTTGATGATTCAGGAATGGCATATCAGATCACCACTCTTGGAACAGGTTCAAGCAAGGTTGCACAGAATGGAAGATATCTTTTAGGAGCTGCTGGAGATGTAAGAGCAATTAATATTCTTCATCACGCTTTTGTACCTCCGGTTCCAACTTTTACAACATCTGGGGTAAAACTCGATCAATTTATTACTCAGAAATTTATTCCATCACTTAGAGACTGTTTTGAATCTACAGGATACGCAACTCCTGATAATGATGAAAAGAGCCATATAGCAGAACACTCTTCACAGATTCTTGTTGTCATTAATGGAACAATGTATATTATTGATGGCGATTACTCTTGGACATCTGATAAGACAGGTATTTATGCAATTGGCACTGGTTCTTCATATGCACTTGGCGCATTACATGCATTAACAGGTGGAAAAGAGTTAACTGTTCAAAAAGCCAAAACTGCATTAAACAAAGCACTGACTATTGCATCCAAATTTGATCCATATACTGGTTCACCTTTTCAAACTTTTGTGCAAGAGAGGTAATATGCCCATTTATCAATACAGGTGTAAAAATTCTCATATATTCGAGGAGACACGTGGAATCATGGAAGAACAAAAAACCACAACTTGTCCAGAATGCAATGAGGTTTTAAAACAGGTATACCATTCACCGGGTGTGCAATTAAAAGGTGGAGGGTTTTACAAGAACTCAAGGTGATATAATATATATGACACCGAGTGTCTGTTGCGCAAGTGCAGGCTACCTTGGGACCGTTATAGTTACGGCTAACCCTCATGTGAAAGCATGGGGGTTTGTCTTTTGCCGAATTAGCTCAGTGGTAGAGCAACGCACTTGTAATGCGTAGGTCCAGAGTTCAATCCTCTGA